TTTTCTAGCCTCATCAATATCTGATACACTTGAATAGATTAACTTATCTAGTTTATCTGCTACGTCAAATATATCTCTATAATTGATTGATGAAACATCTATTTCTACTCTACTTCCATCTAATATTTCATCTTCGGTAAAGAATACTCTTGTTATTTCTTCACCTATCATCTTTGCATTCGGTTTTACTGCAAATGTAATGAATTGATTGATTACTTCTTTCAAATTCGTCACATTTCCATACATCATTGAAACTGGCATCTTATAGGCTTGTGCTACCATATCGAAAATATCTTTTCTTAAATTTCTTATATCTGATGAATCTGTTTTATCTGAACCATCATCTAAATGACTTAATTCATATCCGTTTAATTCCGGAAATACACCTTCATCACCAGTAAGGAACTCTTTTAATTGATCATTAATATAACTATCAAACTCTTCTTGAAACTTAGGACTATGTTCTCTAGCCGTATCAATTTTTAATTTCCATTTATTATTAATTGCTCTTTTATATGCTTTTGAAGCACAAGATACTAATTCTTTATATTTAGTATCAACTAATTCTAATAAATCTTTAACTGCCTCATCATCTAATTTCAAATAGAAAACATTTTTCTTTTTGAATGTAGACTTAATCGGTGTTTTTTGAATTGTAATTCCATCAAATACATATCCATTAATGGATTCCGAAGCAAAGCCAAATGATTCTGCAAAATACAAATAATTATTAAATTTAACTACTAATGAATCACCTTTTTGGACTAAACGTTTAACCATCTCATATTTTAATTTGGTTGCTGTTTCATTCGGATTTGGTGAATAGTTTAATTTATAATAACTTGTATCTTTAACTTCTTTTTTCTTCTTATAAACTTTAAATTCACAAGTAGAAATTGCCGAAGCTATATATGTAGAAACAATATACAATGCTAGATTTAAAAATTTGATTTCATTTACGGCATTAGAACATATTGCTTTTATTTCAGCCCTATCAACATTTTTGTCTAAATAATCATATAAATTATTCTCATTATCTTTTTTAAATAGCCCCATGTTATACCTCCTTATCTTAATTTAATAATTGGCATAAAATTAAAGTTGCTTTCTTCTAACTCAATCTCTGTTGTTAATGTCATACTATGAACAAATGCCATAAATGGATCTGTCTTTCTCGACTTAGGTTCAATCTTGCCATATACATAGTTATTATTAACTCTCGGCTCTAGTTTTGCATTCCAAGTAGCCCATCTCATCAATGGATCTTCTCCCCATACAATTTTCTTTAGATTGAATCCACTTGTAATAGTATTAACAATCAACATAACATCACTAGGTCTTACCAACTTAACTCTCTCTTTGTTTTCTCCATCAAAACCGATTTCCTTTAAAGCATTATTCATTAACCCAAACCTAAACTTATCTATTGCAACTTTCTTGATATCGTATTTTAAACTTTGCATTCTCAACCAGTCCGTTATTAATTCCGGACTAATTTCTACGGCATCTACAAAAGTTAAATAACCAGCCTTCTCCCAATCTTTTAATGGGGGCTTTATTCTAGGCAAATCCTTGGATTTACTACATACCCAAGTGTGTTTTATGCAATAATATATAGAATCTTTTTTAAATGTTAGGCAAACAGAAGCAAAGTCAGCAAATGAAGAATAATCTATTCCTGCCACACATGACATTCCTTCTAAATTAGGAACTTTTCTCTCAATAACATTTCCGTCAGAATCTAACTCTTGTCCGGTTGCTAATATATTCTCCCAAGTAGTCACTTGGTTTTCATTAGCCATTTTTGGTATATTCATTCTCTTTGTCATAAAAGCTGAATTACCGATTGGATCTTGGACATAATCTTCATATTCTTTTTTCATTTCTTCTAATAAACTAGGTCTATATTCCAAAGAAGGATTGGCTTTTTGCCACATATTGATATCTCCTACTTCGTTTTCATCATCTAGTATACAAATGAATACTAATAAGCCGTTATCTTTTCTACGTCCATACAACACGTCTAAGGCTTGTTCCTTTTTCTTATCTAAAGGTCCACCTCTAACATCTCCATCTGTTGTTGTTATTGTAGTTCTTGGATTTTCTTTTTTACCTAAACCAGTAGTAAAAACTCTGATATTATCATAATTTTCATAAGCATGATATTCGTCAAAGTTTAATGCACCACTTCTTAATCCATCTTTACTCTTTGCATTATTAGTTCTAAACTTAATAGTGCTATTAGTCTTCTTATTAGTGATTTCAGTCTTATTCCAATGAAAATTCTTTTCAAATACTTTTCTGTATTTTAAATTGTTTTCTAATATGTTGTATATTTCATCAAAACTAGTCCTAGCTTGTTCCTCGGAGGTTGCACATATATCTATGTTATATTCTCTAATACCATGTGTCGGTGTTATTGCACACCAGTCTTCCCACGATAAATAGTAATTCTTTCCTCCACCACGTCCCATATATATAAATAAATCGGACCATCTAGGCAAACCATCTTTCCTAAATACACAATAATGCAAAACAAAAAGGAATCTTTCCCATTCATAAAGACCATATGGAAAATATTTTTCATAAGTAAAATATTTCTCTATCTGTTCTTCTGAATAAATTAATTCCTCATTTTTAAATACATCTTTTAAGTATTCTACTAACAATAATCTCTCTTTATTAACTACAGCCGGACAACTTTCAATTTTGTCAATATAGATTTTTACATCTTTAGGAAATGGTGTCTTATAGTTCGTCTCCATCAGAACCACTTACCACATCTGTAGGTTTTATTCCTAATGATTCCAACAGTTTAGACATTTGCTGAATTGTTTTATTTAATTCGGCAACACTTTCATTTTTCTTAACACCTTTTTGACCTCCACCGTTATTCCACTTAACAGTCACTCCTCTTTTTTCAATATCAGCTTCTAAAGCCTTTGCTGTAGTCCAAAGTGCCATATAATGCTCTATCATATCCAAATAATGTTCGGATATTTGACCATTGGAATCTGATAATTGATTGACTAAAGAGTTCATAAGGTTTTTATAACGGTCTGTCGCTTTTAACTCTGAGATAATAGTTGCTTTAGCCATCTTTCCACCACCTTTACCATTTTTCCTCGTTGATATAATTGGTTGATGATGTTCCAAATCTCCCATGCCTTTTGTCGTGACATCTATGACATAATGCAACTAGATTAGGTTTTAACATTCCATCAATGTCCACATAGAACTTTGATAATGCTAAATCTGGTCTAACCTTAACAAAGTTTATGTGATGAACTTCTAAAGGTTCTTCATCTGTTCCGAGTGTAATAATACCTTGATTCTTACAATCATAACATTCATTATGGGATTCTTTTAAAACTTCATCTCTCAATTTTATCCATGGTTTCAATTTATAAAACCGATACATCTTATTTTTCTGTTCACAATCTCTTATAAATCTAATAAGGTCCACGACTTTATCAACCCCTTTTCTACTTGTAAGGAATAATAGCAAGGGGTGGAAGATCTATTATCCCTTATAAATAGAAAAAGACATTTGACAATGCCTTTTCCCCAACAAGTTTTTTTAAGAGTTTAAATGAATAGAAAATTAAATAACCATATAACAATCCTAATATTGCTATATGATACCATATTACCACATATTCAGAGTATTAAAAGGTGTCAAAAGGTATCATTTGGTATCATTTGGTATCATTTTTCACTTTTTTAGCCTCAACCCTCCCTAATATGTGCGAAAAAACCGTTTTGTCGTGGGACCGGCCGTTGCCTAGCCCTGCCGTTTTTTTGGGGGTTTGGGGGTGGTGGGGGTACTTTTTAGGGTTCTGATGGTTCTTTTTTTGATAAAGTTTTAAAAAAAAGAATTAATTTTATAAAAAAATGATTAAAAAATAAAAATAATCAAGAGTAATAAAAAAATAAATTGATAACAAACTTTTAAGAGTAATAAAAATATAATTTATTTTAAGAGTATATTTTTTCTTTTCCTTATATAGCAAAAAAAAGAAAATAAAATTTTTTTAATTTTTTTTAAAAAAAGTATTGACTTGCCATTTATTTGGTGGTATTATTAAGA